GGTAATAAAAATGACAACATTTTTCTGTAAAATACACTAATACTATATATACGACTTACTACCCTGCTGTCCTACGTCCTACATGACCCACAGCATCACCANNTGCCNTAGCACCACCAAGAGCTGTATTTAATAAACCACCGAGTCCACCCACACCAGTAGCACCTCTGACATATCTTCCTAATTTAGTTTTACCTATTATTGCATCTTTGATTTTGTTACCTTTAGATGTCCCTAATGCTCCATCTGGTTTTGTCATATTTTTAACAGGGCCCATTTTTTTCTTAATATTTCTTCCTTTTCTAAAAGCTTGAAAAGATTGTTTTCCAGTTCTAACCTTGCCCTTAGCTGTTCTTCCATATTTAAGAACCTTTTTAACAGCTTTAGTTGCCCTTGTTGCTTTCTTTACGTCTCTTGCCAAATTAACCGCACCTAGAGCAGTAGAGGCGGCTGTTCCCAAACCTGGCACGAATGATGTTATTCCCTCTAAACCAGCGATAGTTCCACCAATGATATCACCAGTTGCAAATCTTCCCATAGCCTCTGCNCCCGATATCAATCCACCTACGCCTGGAATTCTTTTTGCTAAGAATTTACCTCCAGCCTTAGCACCTCCTTTAACCGCTGCTTTTGTTGCGGCTTTTTTTGCAACCTGTTTTAATACAACGTTTCTTCCTTTTCTTTTTGCAATAGTTTTGGCAGCAGCATCTGCGGCGATTTTTTTCTTAACTTTTCTCACTGCTGGAGTATTTGCTGGGCCTGCTTTAGGAAAAAGTTTTCTTGGTTTTTTAGGAGCTCTATTTGTGCCTGGCAAAGCATCACCAGTAACTGTTGCAGTTCCTTTTACTTTTGTTTTTGGTCTAGGTTGTGAAGAACTNGTAGTTCTATCAGCTATAGTTTCTAAATCTCTTTGAACATCTGTTGTTTTGCCTGAAGCTGCATCTCTAATTCTTTGAAGATTTTTATCTGATACACTTACATTTTTAGTTTTAAGTGGTGTTCTTCTATTTTTAATAAACTTTTTACTCTCTCCACCCATCTCAGGACTACCACTTGGAATTTCAACTTTTGCACCAGAAGAAGCAGTAACTTTTGGTGTTGTTTTAGTTGTTGTTTTTTTCTTTTTATTCTTATTATATGTAACCCTACCTACTTCAAATGGATTTTCTGCCTTAATAAAATCGTCAATTGTTGATTCAACAATATGACCACCGAAAGATTCTGCAACCTTTGTTAGATCGAGTTCTTCTTTAGTATCCTCTTTCTTATCTTTCTTCTTTTTAACATTCATTATCGCACCTTTACCATATCTCTTCTCAATATCAGCCTTCACACGTTCAAGTGCAGAAGGCCCTTTGTTTACCTTGCGTAAATTTTCCATTTCTTTACTTGGAGGCATTGTAGTCGCATCTTTCTTATCCTTAGATGGTTTTACTCTTCCTTCATCTCTTGCAACATCATACCCTTCCTCACCCATCATCTGTTTCTGTTTCTTATTGACAACAGACTTAGTGGTCTTTTCTTCAGCCCCCTCTTTCTCGGGCATCACTATACAGTTTGGGGACTTGGAGGATACCAGTCCCCCTTTTACTTTTTTACTTGTTCTTGGAAATCTAGATCAATCCTCCACGCAGAAAAACCTTCTTTCACACGACCACGTTTCTTCGCAATAGCCTTACCGATTGCCTTACGTCTGTTTAAAAGATACTTATCAGTTGAATCATGATCACCATCATTGTCAATGTCTTTATCCTCAGAACCAACAGGATCCATCTTCTTCTCATTAAAGATATTACCGACAGGAACATATGACTGAGCCATGTTTTGATAGTTCACTCCAGACTTAACACCTTTTGGTAACGCCATGTTCTGTGGATTTTTATCTTTTGATTTTGATTTTACTTTCATCTCACCTACATACTCTTCCTTCATCTTTTTTTTCTCTTCTCTCTTCTTCTTAGTCTTTGCAATAATTCTATCAGCAGCCTCACTTCTTTCTTTATTTGGGCCATCATAAGCCATCGCACCCTTCTGTTTACGAGGTGCTTTCTCTTTTTTCTTCTCCTCTTTACCAAAAGCAGCCATAGCACCTGATGGTTTACCTGACCCTCTAGTGATGCCGTAGGAACTACCTTCTTTTACATCATCTTTAAACTGTGGATGTTTATCCATCTGAGCTTTTGTCATTCCTCTTTTCTTTCTAAGTGCTTCCTTTCTCTTCTCCTTTCCTTCCTTACCATCATCAAATCTCATTTCTGCAACAACNTCTTCTCCTAAGAGTTTCTCTTTTGCCATTGCTTTTACAACATTAGGAGCTGGTGAAGATGCAAGTATCTGAAGAAATATTTTTCTTTTCTCTTCTTTTGAAGCACCCTCTGGAACTTTTGATTTTGCCTTATATCTTACGTCAGATGCCAATTGTGATGCTTGTTTCTCTGCATCAGAATCTCCAGCAGCATGACCTGTTTTCTCTTCATAGACTTTATGATACGCAGCCATCAAGTCATTTTGCACTTTTGTACTAAGCATTACCTTTTNGCACGTTTCTTTCTAGATTTATTTATAAAATTAAGGATGATAGGATTATGAGATAGTCTCTGAGTGTAATCTCTCAAAGCATCTGTTCCAACTTCTCTTTGATTTGCAGGCACACCAGATATTTCAGTAAACTTCTCACTGATATCTTTGATCCAAGACTTGAACATCATATTATCCTCAGTCACTGCAATGATATGATTTGCACCTGTACGAATAATCTTACCAATCAAACCAGTATTATCATTCTCTACGATGTCACCCACACGGAATATTTTTCCATTCATATAATTCTCACGAAGATTTCTCCAATCAAACTTAGGAGCGATTCTCCACATCTCATTCTGTTGTTTCTTCACTCTCATTCCAGATCTAAGTGAATCATACAATTTTCTNGCAGCATCATCTCTCAATGATTTTGGTATTCCACTTCTAAAAGTATCATAGTCATCATCTGCAGCAGCCTTTCTTAATTTAGAAGCAGACATCGCACTCACACCTTCTCCATCTGGGTCACGATCACCAGCAGATATTACTTTGATACGATCAAACTTATAGAGTTTATTATTATATTTGTTTGCTAAGTTCTCAAATTCAGTTTTACGATCTTGTCCAACCACAATATTCACAGACTTTGCACCTCTTTCATTTGCACCCTTCAAAGCATCAAAGATTGATCTTGCCTTTGGATTATTAACAATATGTTTCGCATGTTGTGGAAACATCTGTTGCATATATCCAATCTTAGTATCAGGATCTAGAGGATTTTTATCAGGATCATTTGAACGTGATGGATATATTTCATAATTACCACGACCAGCAACCTGTTTTACCTTATTCATGAGTTTCTCATGGCCAGTCGTAGGTGGATTAAAGCGACCAAAAGCCACAGTCATATCAGCCTCATCATCATTCGGATTTGGCTTTGCAACTGTTTGAGAAGATATTGCTTCAGTTATAAATGCTGTAAAACTTTTCATATTTTTGGTGCGGGCATGGGATTACCTTTCTCCCAATTCTTATCTGCTGTGAAGTTTGCACGACTGAACTCTAAACGATCCACCAGTTTAAGAGCTTGTCCTGATCTAATTGCAACAAAACCCTCTGGAGCTGTCACACGATATCCATCTGGTGTTCTTAAAAACGTACCAAATGTATTCACCTTTTGTAACTTACGAATCATAAAATTTTTCGCAGCTTGTAAATTCATATACGATGCAACAGTCATGTATATTGCCTGTTGATTATCGGAAATAAATTTAAGACCTTTATTTTTAAGTTCTAAGTATTTATCTTTTGTTGCTTTCATCTTTTTCTTATCAATCTCTTTATCTAAAGCGTTTGAAAAATATGATGCAAAATCTCTTGCAGTATTACGAGCACCAATTAAAGTTTTACCTTGACGAATATAAGAGTTAAAGAAAGTCTTAAACATAATATTCAAGGTAAACTTATTCATATCATTTGTCTTCATCATATCAAGAAAACGAGATGCTTGTTTTAAAGATCCTTCAGTTTTGTTAACAAGATTTGTGTAGATAGTTTTTTCAGCAGCGCTCATATTTGCTTCACCTGATGCGTTTTTAAAATCAGATGATGTTACAAAGACATCAGAATTACCTTTAATGTTTATATCACCAAAACTTGCTGACATCGCATCTAAACTTCTACCTGAGTATGAAGTGTGAAACACAATTCCAAACTTTGCTTCATCTATTTTCTGTCCAATATCACTATCTTTAGGAACTGCATATACAATTGTGTTTGGTTGAAATGCGATGCAAGTATCTCCACCAATAGTCGCTTCGTACTTATCATCAGTGAATAATAAATCACCTTGCACTACATTTGATATTGAAAGTGTCGAAAGATATTTGTATGCGTCTTTTAATTTTCCCGAAAGTTGGCCAGGAGGATACATTTTATCCACATCATCTTCTGAATATGAAATCTTTGGATTAACTTTATTGAATACAGATTTTGTACCGACAAAAAATCTTCCGTTATCTGGATTAACACCACAGATTATCGCAGGAGCTCCATCCCACTTCACTGTGACACGAGTGTCTGCCATACCTTGATCCAACATATCTCCAAGAGAACGAAGAAATGCAACTGCTTCNTTTCCACCCTGAGATCCACCGTTTAAGATATTATCTTCTAAATGTTCGAGATGAGTATTCTTCATGAGTTTCTAGAAAATCCACTGATAGCATTGAACTTAACAGCTAGATTTTCAAACTGTCCTAGTTTATGCAAGAAACCAGACTTATTAGATCTTGCAGAAAACTCCATATTCAATCTGATTCCATCAGTTAATGTAATAACAAAATCTTGTTTTGATCCACCAGCATCACTTGCAATAATAGATGTCGCTGCCTCTAACCCAGCTTGTAATTGATCATAAGTATTATCTACATATGCAGTATTCATTGTCGCTTTNACTTTGATGAAAGGAGTTTTTAATTGAGTTTTTAATATTTGCGATTTAATAAATTTTCTTGTCTTCTTAATATCAGAATTAAACAAATTTATTACAGCCCGTTTTACTAATGATAGATTTATATCATATAATCTATCATACTCTTTTGGATTTTCTTTCTCAAACTTTCCAAGTTGTTGTGCTAGTTGACCAGATCCCCACTTTGTCTTAATNTCTCTTTCACTCACTCCAGCTTCTCGATACTGTGGGTAGAGTGATTCTTTCAACTTTAGATAATCATTTGGTTTTCCAAAATAATCAAAGACTGGTTTGACATATGTATTGAGAATAGGTTCCTTTGAGGCAGCAGTTCCAGCTTTTAAACTAACTCCTAACATTCCACCATTTTGATATTTAAGAAAAATGTCGCCTGGATTAGAGGGATCCACACCTTTTGGTTTTGCACGATAACCCCAATAAACTTCTGCGATTGGATGTTTTTGATTATGGTTGTTCAACCATTTAGTTATGTTTTGAGCATTAGTAATTTTTTCTTTTACTTTCATATCTGGGCCTGGCTCAGATAAATCTATTACCTCTTTTCCTTTGACAACATCATTTGCGGAGCCAGGAATATAAGGGCCTGGCGCACCAGCTTTTGAAGGATTGGATTGTAGAATCGCATTGTAAAAGGCTTCTACAGATAAAGAAGGATTTATTTTATTAACAAATGCAATCGCTGGAAACAATTCAGTAATTGATGCCATGAAGGTAGTTTGTTGAAATCCTTTTGATGGTTTAAATCCAAATCTTCTTCTAGCACCAGATGGTAAAAGTATTTCTGTTGCTTCCTGACTAGTAGATATTGATTTGACAAATACCTTACTTGGATTTAATCCAGCATTTGCTAATTGTTCATTTAAAATATTTTGGGTTTCAAATCTTTTATCTGATACTATCAAGTATATGACTGTCTTCGCATTTCCTGATTTTATTTTTACTGATTTTACGTCTGATCTAGATTCAAGATTGTTAAGAATATTAATTAAACCCTCCTCTTCATCCTCTGATGTAAGATTTTTATATACTCCGTAATCCATTATCGTAAATCATTTTTAATTATTTATTATCTGTTAAGGAAGTAATGATTTATGATTTCAATCTTTTCATGTGCTTGTGCAATGGCGTTTATCTCACCATCAATAGTTCCCATCACATCTGAATGTTCACCGATACCTACAGGTTGGTTCAGATATATTTCAACATTCTGTTGATGTTTTGCAATCAAACCATTGTAGTATGCAATTTGACTTTTTANAATCTGGTCACGCAAGTTGATCATAAGTCTCCTTCTAAACGATTTTCTGATTTGTAAACATCAAACTCTCCGCCTGGATATCTCTTCTTCAACTTCTCTACATTACCAGCAATCAC